TGTATTGGCACTTGTGTTTGAAATAACTTTGCAGCCTGTGTATCCTGCTGAAAAGGATGTTGATGTACTACTCATAAATCTTTTCGTTTAATGTGGGTGTATATACTGTTTGTGTTGTTGCTGAATCAATAACCTTGAGAATGCCTTGCTCAACTAACTCATCCGCATCGTCTGGGTCGGTGTTGGTAGGTGATGTTTGTGCATAAACACGATACATAAATTCTCCAGAGTCAACGTCAAAGGTTGAACCCTCAGTTATAGAAAACTTGTTATATCGTTCAGTGTATGCTGAGACATCTGAGGCTATGAAATTTGTTATATTGTTTGTCTGGCGTTGTGTGATGCTAAACAAATAGGTAGGGTCAGAGATAGTTGTTTTCTCTGTCAATGTTAAATACCAGAATTTTGTTTCCGCCTTTGTTATACTGAGCATCTACTTTATATATAAGGTTTTTTAGATTTTGGCAAAAGAAAAGGCGACCCAAATGAGCCGCCCTTGAAACTATGAAACAAGTAATCCTATATCCCTAACTCAGTGATAACGCCAGAACCAACCAATACTGGAGAGTCAGATTCAATCGCACTTAAAGTCACGTTATATCCAACATTGTCTCCCATTGCAGTTCCTGTCTCTGTGGTCATTGCGGTTACGTCACATCCGTATTCGTTACCAACAAGCCAGTAGTTATCAGTGTTGTCTTTCACGATGCAATATACACGACCTGCCGCTAATAATGCAAGTTCATTACGCTTCGCTTTTGACAATTTTCTCAACCTAAAAACCACATCTGCTTGATTAAAGGTAGTTCCATTCTCCTGCGATACGTTAGTAGTCACAATCATAGAACCTGTTGCCTTTGGCAATTCATATGTGAATGTTTCGCCAGATACAGCAGTAGTAGCAGTTGCTTCACCACTTGCGATAGTGAACAACCCATCAGCCCAGTCGATTAGATGAATAGATTTTATTCCTCCAACGCTGTCCTTACAATCTAAAGTAAAACCCGTAGTTAATGCACAACTCATATCGTTTGCTTTTTAAGGGTTAAACTTATGCAAGTGTGAACTCTACTAACTGCTCAGGGAATGCCACCTGCACTCCGTATTTCATGGTTGCACGGAATCTTACTTCGTCGTTGTCTTGGCTGTACCAGAAGCGATACTCCTCCTCTTCGTTTGCAAGGTCTGTACCTACAAAGAAGTTAGACATACGACCTGCGAACATTCTGTCAGTTCCATCAAGACCACCTACAGCAATCATGCGAAGGTTAGTTGCTGGAATAACGATTTCCATGTTAGCAGAATCAGCCGCATAGTGGAACAAGTTTGCTTCACGTAGAGCAGTAGTGTATTTCTTGAATGTGTCGATACCTACGAACAATACCAAGTCATCAGCATCAGCGATGTCAGCAGGTAAAGCGTTGTAAACATCATCAATTAAACCTTCAACATTTGAAGTAGTGATAGAAGTTGCAGATGTAGTGTTTCCGTCAATAGTAGAAGCAGAAGCCGCATCAATAATCTTGTTGAAACCATCAAAACGATTAGTGTTAGGGTTTGTGTTTGATGTTGCAGTATCACCTTGCCACATTGCTACTTCTAACAACTTAGCAATACGAGATGCTTTGTCGTTTCCGATTTGCTCCTCAAATGGAACTTCCTCAGGAGAACCAGCAGAGATTTGAGTCTGCATCCACTTTGCTTCCAAAGTCTTAGGACATAAAGTCTCTTCAACTTTAATCTTACCTACTGTGATGTTTCTTTGAGTGAAGGTAGTATTACCTGAAGCCGTATAGCCACATCCATCAGCCTGAAAATATACATCTCCAGTTAAGATATTCAATGCCTCAGCAGATTTTACACCTACCTGTACTTGTCCAGCCGCTTGTAATACAGCAGCAGTTCTTCCTCCGAAGAGTGATTTTAATACCAAGTCAGTGCTTTGCTGATTGGTATAGTCTGTTAATCCAGTTACGTTAAAAGCCATTTTTTTACTTTTTTAATTGTTGTGCGATTTTTTTAATGTTTTCAAAACGCTCCTCTTTTTTAGACAACTTTGCAGGTGCTTTAGTTGGCTCTTCGCTTGGGAGCATTGCGATTTTTTCTACAAGGTCTACTGTCTTACCGAATGCCTCTTTCATAGACCCAAAGGCATTGTCGTTAGTGTTTAGTTTCTCTTCTAAAGAATTCAATTTTTCAACTGCTTCCTCAAAACGAGATACTAAAGAATTGAAAGCCTCCAAACTTGCGAACTCTTCCATTTTCTCTTCTTTCATTTCATCCTCATGCTCTTTTGCCTCTACTTCTGGTTCTACAATTTCGGTTACTGCACCACCTTCAGTAGTTACAAGCATACCTCCCTCAACTTCATGAGTTGCGTCTGGGGCTGGAATTAATCCCTCTCCTGTTTGAACGAAAACTGAAGTACCAACAGCCAACTCGCCCTCCCACTCAATGATAGTACCATCGGTAAGAGTAGCAGTAGCCATTTCAACCTCTGTCTTCTCATCACCAAAAAGTAGGTGACGGATTTCTGATAAAACTTCTTTGCTATTCATTCTATTTATATTATAAGGTTTAAAAATATTGGCTCAATTTTTGCCATCCCACTGTTTTAAGACTTGTCTGATTTTAGATAACATGACTTCATCTTGGTCTTCTTGGAAGTCAAAAAATCCTTCAACTGAGAATCCTTTAAACTCTCCATCTTTTACTCTTTTCCAGATATTGTCGTCATTAACAATGTAACTCAAAAACCAAGAACCATCAGCAACCTCATCATATCCCTTTGGTGGGTATTTGCCCATCTCTCTGTCAACGATGTAAGATTCTAATAATGATAATCCAGCAGTCGGGTCTTCGTGATGTATATTCACTGAATCGTATCGGTCTGACTTTGCCCATTTCTTAGCAATTTGCCAGATAGTTTCTTTGTCAAATACTACGTAGTATTCTCCTCTTAAATTATCAAAACGATAAATAGGTTTATCGGCTATCATAGCCGCACCTGTTATGATTCTTTTCTCTTCATCTTGAATACTAAACTTCTGTTCAGGGTGTGCTTGTTCTGGACTGCAAGGCATCCATTTCTCTCCCATCTTATGAGAACCTGTACATCCTATTTTTTTAGCATATGCTTCTGCTTCTTCTTTAGTATCAAATAAAGGAAGCCCTTCGGTTACATAGTCAGGTAATCCTGATACATCTTCCATATCTATTTTTTCTAATTTGTTTTCAGCCCATGATATACCGCTTTCACCTCCCCAAGCATCCCACATAAGTCCTCCACAACCTTCTGAGTAGGGAACATCCTTATGTTGTTGATGTCTTCTGAATGCCGCCATTCGTGCAATTGTTTCTCTGGTTATGGGTTCTTTCTTTGCTAATTGATTTGCTCTTCGTTTACCTACTGGAGTTCCGCAATCACCCCAGCCGTTTTTGTCTGCCCATTCCAAAGCACGTTTTGCATTATTTGAAGCACTTTCTGGGTAGTCTGTATAAGATTCGAACTCCCCTTTCCAATATGAGTAACAAATAGCTGCCGCTTGTTTATCATCATAACCTTCTCCTTTTACTACCTGAATACATCTACCTATAAAATCACTTTCACTCTCTCCGCTTTTAGGTTTAACAAATTGTTCGTTGAAATACTGAAAGTCTCTTTCGATTGCAGGATTTGTTACAAGTGAAACGAACTCCACACCTGTATCATCCTCTTCGTTGATTACCAATTTATAAACTGGTAAATCCATTTCATTAATATTATTCATTTTATTTTACTATTGATACGTCTTCTGTTACCTTAACCTTTTCTTGAGTATTACTTATATCATACTCTGTTACATATATTCTTCTTTCTCCTGTAAAGGCTTCTGTTCTTGGTAATCTCACAGCAGGTGCACTCAGTGCTTGACCAAATCCAGCAGTTGATGGATTAGATGTAGAATCTGTGTCTTCTGAGTCGAACCTTGTTCTTCGTATGGATGCAACTCGTGAAAGTCCAGAAGTTATCGCTGCCGCTGCTGCTATTGCTGCTCTTATTGGTGAATCTGGAGTAAGTGTTAACTGTGAGTTATATGCCCTTTGAGCCGCAAAGTAAGTAGAAATCAAAGTCTGTGCGATAGCAAATGCTTTTTCTCTTTCAAATTCCTTTTCGTTTTGTTTCTCTCTTTGATTCTGAAATACATTGTTTAAATCAAGTAACATCTGAGCACCTTCCATTGCGGATTTTTCATCAAGGTCTCGCTTGGCTTGTTGGAATGCTCTTTCTAAATCAAGTACTCTACTTTTATGAGCATCATTTTGTTTTAAACTCAATTTATCATATTGCTCTTGAGTGATATATTCCATTGCAAGTGCTTCGTCAAGTAACTTACGTTCTCCCTTTAGTTGTTCTTCTAAATTATAAGTTGCTAACACACGAGTTTGTTCAGCCTGATTCAAACTCATTGCTCTGAATTGATTTTCTAAATCTTCAATATTTTGAAGATACTCTTTGCGTTGTTTGAAATCTTGGAATCTACCACCTATTGAATTATTTAAAAATTGTTCCTGTATTTTAGTTCTTTCTTCAAATTGGGTTTTATAAAATTGAGTAAGATTTGCTTCTGCTATCTCTACTTGATTAATTGCATCCAGATTTGCTTTTGTTGCTTCTTCAACTCCATCCTTTTGAAACGTAGCATAATCTAATTGAAGTTGAGTCAATTTTTCAGTTTCCTTAGCGAGTTTTAATCGCATCTTCAATAATTCACCTTCACTCTTACCTTGTGCCTCCGCTAAATCTATTGCTCGTTGCTGTGTATCTACAAGTGCTTGTTGATTTGCTACTTGTTCTTTCAATTCAAAATTAGTTACTCCTAATGTATCTCCTAATCTTTTTAAAGCGTTGGTGAACTCATCAAAATACTTAACAACTAAAACTACCCCTGCTATAAGTGCTCCTACTCCCAGACCTTTTAATAATCCACTCGTGGTTCGTAATGTTGTGTTTAACCCTTTGAACTTATTTATTAATCCTGTAACAGCAGTAGGTAGGTTTTCTTTTAAATTATTTAATCCCTCTGTAAGTGCTAACGCTCCTTGTGTTCTTATAAGAATAGAATTCAACTCTTCACTTGAAGAACCAAATAAAGATGTAGCACCAATAACTGCAGTAAATCCACCAACAACCGACTGAGCAACAGATACAAGCAACTCCATAGAACTAACATTCAACTCAATAGCAGTATCAAGTTCTAACATCATTTGTTTATACTTAGCAGCAACTGCTATCGCCTCTTGTGTTTCAGCATTATTAATACCTTGTTGAAGAGCAAGTCGTTCTGCTTCTCGTTGAGTTTTAGCAACAGCATCGCCTAAATCTTCATAAGCGATTTCTGCTTCTCTGACGGTTTCTTCACCCGTCATTTCTATTCGTGTTCTTACTACGTTTTCAATTGCCATTAGTGTCCGTGTGTTATTATCCAGTATTGTGTTCCGTCAGATACAACTTGGTCATATCCGTTCTTAGCATTTGATGTGTGAGATGTTGCATCGTCTATTAAAATAGAACCATCCCCTGCGTTTATTGTGATTCCGTTGCTTGATGATATTTTTTTAATTACATACATCTTACCGCTGTTGTTAGTAGGGTCTGGTAAAGTCACGGTGATGTTTCCGCTTGTCGCATCACACACAATCAACCAGTCGTCATAAGTTGCTGAATAAGGTGAATCTGTGTTGTCAATGCTCACGACCTTTCCAGAACCTAACCATGTACCAAGTACAGGCTGATTCTCAACATATACTCTGCGACCTTCAGGAACGACAAAGTCCGTGCAGTTGATGGCTGTGGTGAACTCCATGCCCTTGCTCACTTTTGTTCCTTCACTTCCTAAGACAGTAACGAATGCAGAACTTGCTTGGTTATTGTCTCCGCTGGTTATGGTGTCAGAGTTGCCTGTATTGTTTCCAACGGTCACGCCACCCTTCCAAGTGAAGTCTGGAGTTTCTGGTTGACCATCCACAGGGAATCTATCCTTTGTTGCTTCACCCTCTCCATCAAAACCACCCTGTCCAACTTTCTGGTTCGCACTGATATAAGGTGTGTAATAAGTAGAAAGTAAGAACTCACACAGATACACCCCATCCCTTGTAGGTCGGTAGTCCGTGATTTTGTTCAGTTTCCAATACTGCCCTTCAAAGAAGTAGTTATCTGCAAAGGAGATATTCCCCCAATCGTTCGGAGTGATTCTGAAATAACCCTTGAATATCTTTGAATTCTTATCGCTTATCTCTGAGATGTATTTGTAGTAGTATTTATTGACAAGATTGTCATTGGAGAAAGGGAATCCCACTGGAACATTCGCCCTCTGCACCATTCCAAAGTTTAAGTCAAAACTCATTGAATCAGTGTCATCAATGTGAAGAGTCAACGGGTAATTGCTTTCATTGGGTGCAGTTATGTTTGTGCCGTTATTTATGTATCCTCCCTCATCTGTATTATAATAGTCAAAAGTCCAATACGGAGAAGTTGCTTTTAAACCTCCATAGTATAGAATCCTTAAACTTGAATCATCCTCTGCTACATCAGAGTAGTAACGACCTGAATACCCCTCGTCTTGATACATTACAGTTGGTGCAAACGTTACTTCAATCTTTTTCTCTTGCTTGATAAAATCATTATCAATATCAACTGTCCTATCCCCATAGATACGAGAATAAATATCCTTGTATTGTTTGTTTAGTTTATCGCCTCCGTCTTTATAACTGAATTTATAGGGGTTGTTTTGCAACTCTCCCATTGGTAGTAATTGATGCGGCTGTGAGTAGTCAAGTTTCTTACTCCAGTCTTGATTATCACCATTGTAGAAATCATCTCTCGTTTCTATCCTTAAAGTCTTAGTATCGGTCTGCTCAATGTATAGATTGAACATTTTCACAAGATTCAAGAGAAACTCCTTTTGTGTCCAATCACCTGTAAAGAACTGACCAAAGTCAACTGTACGTTCATAAGCGATTGTAAAGGCATTTGAGCCATTATACACATAGGTCGCTACATCAATATCAATATCTTCATCAACTTTTACCGCTCCTATTGGATATGCTGAATAATAAGAGTTAATGTATTTTACCTGCACGGTTTGATTTGCTCTTAAATCTATCCGTTCATTTAAAACTAAAGCATTTGTATCTAAATCCTGAAAAGAAATAGTTCTTCTTAGTTTGTTATCTACATAAATTCCAAAATCTAAAACATTAGAGTTCGAAGGTATGTTTTGCAAAGTGAGTTGTATATACCAAACATATCTACCAGCCGCAGGTGTTGTGTATGAATAATTTGTTGCTGTATTATCAAAGTTTCCACCATTGTCAAAGTTCCCACCTGTACTATCATTTGCCACAGGAATAAGGTCTCCCACGCTTAAAGTAGTAGCCCCTGTCACCTGAGCCTGAAACAATCTATTTGTAACTGCTGAGGGTTGCTCTGTTAACGCTCCGTAAGTATAGGGAACAATGAGTCTCTTAAATTCATCTGTTTCAAAGAACGAGTCATTTGTGTACTCATAGCCGTAAGTGCTGAATATCTTATCCACGATTGTCTTTGCATATAGGCACGGAGTGTGGTCATCAACTCTCCACTTGCTACAATCATTCGGAACAGTTGCATTCTTTGGTGTTATCTGACTCCATACATAGCCCACGCCATACTCAAACGATGTTGGTGTACTATTGACATAAATCTGACTATCCCACGAGTCAGTGATGTTGGTGATGTTTACTTCGTGGTTGTATTCTGAGAAATCAAGGTCAGCAAGTTTAGCATTCTCAATGCTGGTGAATAGGTTTGCCGTTTCTCCATGTATTGTGCAGTTGTAACCGATTAGATTGTTGTTCTCAACGATTATTTCTGTGAGCCTTATGAATCCTCTTATCTGTTCAATGCCATCTGCTGTGACAAAGCAATCTGCTTTCTTATTAGGATTAAAGTCTGGTGTATATTGTCCTGTACCTGTTATATCATTTGCAACCTCAAAGATGTGTCCGAATATCTGATTGTTGTTTTTGGTTGCTGGTATGGTTAAGGTCTTAGTATAGTCTGAACTCCTCTGCTCAGGATTGCGAATGTCTGCAATTGAGCGAGTGATGACCATATCAAAGTCAGGAGAAAGGTCTAACTTATTAGCGTTGAATGCTCTCTCATCTAACCTCAGCAATCCAGCCGATAAACAATCAACTCCCTCAA